CTTGGTTCCATTCACGAACTCTCATTACTGCACGAGTCAGTGCAAAGAGATCTTGTAAAGGTCCGTCAAACACAACGTCATCTTTAATTCCAAGTTTATTGATGACATCAGTAAATGCATATCTAGTAAATTGATAACGACCAACAGCATGGATAGTTCCAGCCGCATGTCGTTCTTTAATCTCACCAACAGTCATGGTAGAGATTGGTTTGTCTAAGTCTGTTTGACTGTTACCAGAACCGATTGATGTACGACCACGATTGGAACCACCTAGGTTAAAAGCGTCGTAGCCACCATAAGCCTCGGACTCAACATGAGCGACTTTATCTAAGAACCATTTTGATTCTTTGACCGTAGCTCGCATTTCACGAGAACCAGTACTCTGGAAATTGATTAAATGTTGTTGATCACGAGGTAACCCAGCAACAATCAAGGATGCTTTGGGTGCTTTGAACTCCTCATATCCATACGCCCTGAGGTTGGCGTTGATAAGTTCAAACCGGTCAATACCGTGGTAACGAGAAAGGTCATTCCAAAAAGTGGGAATACCTGTCCTAGCTTTAAGTGAATCATTAAGTTCTTTTGTTTGTTTATCAAGTCCTTCCAGACCATCGCGCCAATCATCAGTGCCATTGGCTAGCGCCTTACTGACTCGATCAAAAGCAGGTCTATTTTTATTTTCAAAACCAGAAGGGGGGTTGAACCATGAAGCGGAACCTCTTTTATTTTCTTCTGCTTTATTGATAGCTAAAACCATTGCTTGCTCAGCAGCAACTTTAGAGTCAATACCAGGGTTCTCGGCTTTAATAATACGATATTGATCTAAATAATACTCGTTTGTTTTGTCGATACCAAACTGAGTTTGTGGACCGTCAAAATCTGATTTGCGGACCATACCTCTGATATGAGCCTCAAGTTTTTTTAAGTTGCTTTCAAGCACAGCTTTAGGCGGAAGTACATCTTCACTCTCGCCAATATCTTTAATAAACCGTGCATGTTTAATCTTATCGTTAATTCGCTCGACTAAAAAATCAGGAGGATGAATCCCAAGTTGCATGTACTCCTCAATTTGTTGAAGCGTAAGCGTATCTTCGTGATCTTCGTTAGAAACCAACTTGTTTAATTTTTGGTAAGACTCAGGATTCGTAAACTGTGGAGCATTTTCTAGCAGCTTACGCTTTGTTGCTTCACTTCTGTCTGAATTGTTCCACTGCTCTATAAGTGTATTGACTTGTTCCGTTTCACGGGCACGTATAAAATCACTTGTACGTCTTACATCTTGAGAATAAGCTGACTCAGCAATATCTATTAAAGAACCAAATTCAGTTGGATACATTTCTGCTAAGGATTTAAATCCACTACCATCAAATTGTTCGATGTTAGATTGAGTTAATGCATTGTAAAGAGCTGTACCAGAAATCGTTTTATTATCAATACCTTTTAAAATTTCTTGGTAGGCCGCAGCTCGTGCTAACTTCCGATTTCCATTGTACTGACCAAGATAAGTTTGTGTCCACTCTAAAATACCGTTAGCAGTAGCATCAGGATCAGTAGATTGAAAAAGCGTAACCATAGAATGAGTACGTTCTAACTGTCTGTTTTCTGCAAATTGTTTAGCTTGACGATTAGCAAAAGCTAAGGAATCTGCTTCTTCAAACTTACGCATTGTAGGAAACAAGTAATTATCTAACAACAACGGATTTATTTCCGCGAAGGTTTTCAGATACTCTTCTCTAATTTGTTGTTGGATAGCAGCTCGTTCTCTAGGGTCTGAGATATCGTTAATACCAAGCTCGTCACCACGTTGTACTTGGTACGTGCCGTAATTGGTTCCAGCTTGTTGAAGCATTGCCTTAGCAAAGCCATACGCCTTCCACCCTGAAAGGTTGCGAAGACCTTCTGCTACAAAGGCATTACCACCACCGGCTTCGTAATCGCCTGCAGCTTGGTCAGCAGCAGAACGTGCTTCATTGAGCTGACCTTCTGTTTCCTTGAAAGCAGTTTGTTCCTCTTCAGAAGCACCATTTAACCAGTACTCACGCATACCTTCCAGCATTAGCTTTTCGTTTTCTTTCTTCTGCCTTTCAATGAGAATGTCTGAAAGTGAAGTAGAAAACTCAGCCAGACCTTGTGCAGCCTTTTCAGTTTCCCTAGCTGATTGAGTATCGAGATCATACTGAGCTTGAGAGTTACGTTCTAAACCTTGAACGTTTTGTTGATTAACTCGTTCCTGTTGTTGTGAACCTAGATCAACTTGCGATGGTTGAAATTGACCTCCTCGACTAAATGATTGAAAAGATGAAGTCATCGCTTAATAAAAACTAAAAGAACTAGGAACATTTCCATAGGAGCTGAAGTCCATTGAGGAAGAAAAATCTACATTTGGCTGATAAAAAGAACCAACATCAGGCGCTTTCAAACTGTTATACGCATTAATCCCAGAAGAGGCTGCAGATGCAATACCACCAACAAACTGCAAAGTAGCTGCAGTCATATCAGTATTTGGTTTTAGAGGTGCAAAACCTGGTTGAGGCTTGAACTGAACTTTAGAGTAAGCATTACGGTTTGTAGATCGCAAACGTTCTCGTATACTTTCTACATTACTTTGATAACTTTCTCGAGCACGGACTAGATTAGATGCTGTTAAAGCTTGATTCCTGCCAAACTTGGCTAGGTTTCTTGCTTCTAATCGATCAGCAGTTTTACCAGATCCAAAGTATTTTTGTTTTTCAGAAAGTTGAGCAAAGGATTCTTGTGCCTTTACCGAAGCTTCGTTAAATAGATCGTTAAGTCTACTTTGTTCGTCGGCATAAGCTCGACTAGCCTTCAAACCGTTTTCTTGAATTGCGGTTTCGTATTCAGCTACACGGGTTCTATAAAGACCACGTTCTCCATCCCATTTTACACGTCGGATTGCAAGGTCTCTTTTGTATTTTTCTACTGACGCCTTCTTCTGATCACGTGCAGACATAAGACCACCAAAGGCACTAGCTGCTTGACCGGCGGCCATAAGGCCTAATCCTATTGGTTCGCACACGGCAAAATTCTATAAAGGTTAAATTGTTAGGACCATAAGTAACTTCACGAAGAAACTTAAATCCAAGAAATCGAAGAAGCTTTAGATGAACTACATTGCGTTTATCGCAAATATTCCACAGCATCTTCTCTGGTCTACTTTCAATAAGACGTTTACATTCACGAGCAAAGGTCTTTGGATAGTTGTGTATTTCAGGAGTGCATAGCATCCAGATCCCGTTCTCGGGACCTACTCCTCCAGCAGCACCCCACTTACCGTTAGGCATCATGAAGGCTGCTGAGTAACCACTAGAAGCGCCTCCAAGGAGAGCAAGCAGAGGATTGTGACCATGACCCTCTGTGCACTCTCTACGGTCCTCCGGGCGCAAATTAGAGGCCACATGAACAGCGACCTCTTTAGTTAGTGGATAAATGTACTTAGACATTCTTGTAGTATTTGGGTGAATAATCCCCTTCCCAAGTCAAAGAGATAAGTGTTGCGGGAAGTGGTGATGTTGATTTGATTGATAAGTTAAAGTTATTATTCTTTTCATACACAGGTACGGTTCCAATAAACTCATCTTCTACCTGTACATCAGCAATGTTGTACTGATCAAATGTAGATGATGTGAACTCATCAACATAATCAGTCTTACCAGTACGGGTTAGAACTGTGTTGTATTGACCAAGACGACCGAACTGAGGCTTGATGCGATGAACAACAAGGCTGCCACGCTCTTCGTTAACAGTTTTATCACCCGCAACTTTCTGAACAAAGAACCTTGGTAAGTCAACCTGCATGGTGTACAAGTATCCAAACAAGATACTTCCACTTGAATGATCACCGTCAACAGTCACAGACGTACCGCTTGAAGGTACATCAATATTTAAAGCAATGGTTCCATTAGAACCTGCTTTAACTGCCGCTAGGTCTACAGTCTTATCTGTAATACTGGATAACCAACTTAGATTAAAGGTAGTCTTACGAGTAGTCGTACTGTATGTACCACCAGAAGCACTGACATAGTTATCTAAGTAGACACCATACTCCTTACCGTTTTCAGTAAAGGTAGGTTCATCATCACGTATCAGGTCAATGCGTTGCAAGAAGAACTGATCATCAACAAAATAGTATGTGTCATCTACACAACAGTGATAAGAAAGAGGTCGTGTATGCTTCCACCTAAACCATGACGACTGTATTTGCTTTTCACCAATACTAAAGTACTTATAACCAAAAACTTCAGAACTTGATTTCTTGCCAAAAAACAAAGTAGTGTTCTCACGAGAGTCAGCAACAAGATCAATATCTTTACTTAACAAGTTAGAAACAGCTTTACTTAATTCGTCGACATTTGGCTCACCCTCACGTTGGATTTTTGACATAACAAAGAACCTACTGAAGGCTCCAGCATTGTCTAGGTAGCCAGCTAATGTACCTAAAGAAAAGGGAGGTACAGCAGTGTTGTAGTTGTAAGTACTGATACTGCTAAGACGTGCAGTCTCAGGGTTCAAAATATCTGAGTCTGTAGCAAGCAAGAATTGTTGATTTCCTCCAAATACAATTAGACCAGTATTCACCTCAAGAGCATCGAATAGAATTGCAGGGTATTTAGAACTACAGCTAAGATCAATAGGGTCAGTAGCAGAAAAGGTTAAGGCTGTATTGGCAAAGAAGTTACCAAGGTCACCTGGTCTAGATAGAATTATATTCTCGTCACTTAGAAACCCAAGTCTATTTCTAAAGAAGATAACTTTGTTAATCGTTTTGCCAATAAAACTAGGGATTGGATTAGTGTTATCATCACCAACCTCACGTATATCATAAGTAAAACGTTTTACCTGGAATGATCCATTGCCTTGCCGTTGAATAACAATCGGAACCTTCAAGGAATCAATTGATTTAAGAATCCCTGGTTCTGCACATTCAACCCAACTACCAGGGCCAGATCCACCACCGTTGCCCTCAAAGCGCAAGTAGTAATCATCGTCGTTAGAACTACTGTTAGCCACCTTTACGATGTACCCATGCTTGCTTTGAAACGGCAGACCAGTCACGTCGTTCACCTGGTTGGTGATGACAGTGAGTAAGTCCGTGTTCTGCGCCTCGACAGTAAAGGCAGTTGAATTACTATATAAGTAAATTCCATTACCAATCACTTCAAAGCTAATACCAGTACCGCTTAGTTCAGAGGTAATACCACCAAGAACAGTATCAGCAGTGACATTTGTTTGCTGATCAAAAGGCGTTGGATCAGGACGAACAGCTTTAATAGATGCACGAACCTGTACTGTCTCAACTTTATCCACATCAATGGTATAAGTCTTACCTGATAAAGAAGCAGAAACAGTATCTCCTACAGCCCAACCGGTACCACCATGTAGCAAGTCAAGATTTGCAGTGTATTTACATGTGTAGTCTTCCGCTTCATCAACTTCAGAAGCAATAGGTTTAGGACCCTGCTGTCCATTGACAGTCAAGCGAAAGATAAGGTTAGTTTTGTTTGACCCAGAATTTGTTGTGAATACTTCTGTTCCTATCAAAGGACAGTGCCCCTTTCTACCACTGAAATTTGAGTACCCTTCACCAGTCGGAGAGGTTGAAATGGCAGTAACTTGACTCAGTGTTGTAAGAGAAGAAGACGATGGATTATGAATATTCAAACCATACTGCCTGCCATTCTGTACTTGCTTTAATTCAACAAATGCTGAGTAAGTATGTGGTCGTGCATCAGTAGTAGCTGTAGTCATAGTAGCCGTTACATTGCGATTGCAAACAAACGTACTATCATTAATAGTGGTGAACTGTAAAGTCTCACCCGTGATAGTTCCACTGTTTAAGTAGTTCTTTAAGTTTGTCTCTTGACCACTTTCATATGTAACAGTGATAGCGTTGCCTGTCTCTGCAGACCACATATTGACAACACCATTTGTCTGTACTTGACCTATATAACTGCCTTCTGTTTCATCACGGTAATAATGAAACCAAGAACCAGTAGAGGTAGCTCCAGACAAAGCTGAGGTACCAATACGACGTGCACCAGGACGTTTAACTAAACCTGCATTAATCTCAGGAATACAATTCAAAGCATCCGTTACTTGGCCTTGACCTTTTTGGGTATCAGGTACCTTGGAAATACCACCATAAAAATTAGGTATTGTTTGTGTAATACTTGCCATCAGCGACGTAGTCCTCGGAACGGTTCATAGGAGCGATAGCCTTGATCATGACCAAAACCTAAGAAGTTATGATCACCTTGATTACATTCGTATTCAGTAACGATTGCACGAGCAAAGGCTTCTTGTTGTTGTAGAAGTTGGACAAGCGTAGGGTTAGATATAAGCTGCACTGCAGCACGTACTGAAGCCTTAGCAGTAATTAAACGCTTGAATGGTTCCGGTAGATCATTGAAAGGAAACAACCAAATAACATTCATATCAAGTTGTTGGTCGAACTCATATGTATGCTTAATCTTGTTATATAGCTTGCCATCACGCTTGACTACATCACTTGACCTATACACCTCTTCCTCACATACATCCATACGTAAGACGTTATTAGGAATAGAGATGTTTTTATTAACGTCAGGTGTAAATGGGTAATGGTCTTCACGATTGAATACCCAACCTTCATTTTGAACTTCAACGTTACTTTCCTTCAGCAGGTTATATATAAACTCAATTTCAGGATTAGTAAAGTTAAGGCTAGTAACTGGAGACTGACCGATACTCCCCAAGATTGAATTAACTGCGGATAGTTCGGTATCGAGATCAATAGTTGTAGGAGTTGTCATAGTTAAAAAAAAGGGACCCCGGAGGATCCCCATATAAATAAAAATCAGAATGCAGCAGGTGCGGTTGCGGTACCTGCAAACAGCTCAACGGCTGCAGCAGGGTTCAGGTAGTCAGCACCCATAGCCAGACGGCCAAGGATAACGTCACCCTGATAAACCACAGACACATCGCCTGAAGTTACTTGAACCTGTGGTCCAATAGTTTCGACAACACCAGCGGCTTCCTTCTGGAAGATAAGTCCGCAGGAGTTAGCGAATTCGGTTTCTTCACCGTACTCATTGTTGATGCCAGTAACGTCGTTAGCAGCGTCTTCAACATCGGCAGATACGAAGTCACCGAGGTTACCGGGACTGGTAGTACCAGGGTTGGTAGCAGAACCAGTGCCGTACTTAGTACCGTACTTGGAGAAGAATGGGATGTTCATTGACTTGTAGATCTTGATGCCTGCAATCTCAATGATTCCCTGACCGGACTGCAAAGCAGAGCCTTGCTCGTCACGGTTGATCAATCCGTTGTTTCCAACTTCTTGAATAAGTGCGTAGTACTGACGAGGGTTGAGAATACCTACACGTCCATCCTGACTAACACCTTTCTCATCGAGTGCAGCAGCAGCATCGAAGAAGGCGGTTGTCAATTTCTGAGCATCGTATGCGTCAGATGCATTAGCAGTAGCGCCAACACGAATCTGAGTACCACCTGGCTCTTTGAAGTTAGTCTTCGTGACAGGTGATGCAGCACGTGCGCCACGGGTGACAGCACGGAAGATCAGACGGTCATACT